GGCACTGGTGCTATACCACGCAACGCAATACGCTTTGAAACACTACGCAATGATGGTGCCAACTGTATTGGTGCCGAAATAAAACATGTGTCGGGTGGCCACAGTTATCTACTGTTTGCAAACTACACACAAGAAGTTCGACAGATGCAGGGTTTTAAACTTAACCTGGCAGTGTTCGATGAACAACCACCAGATGAATTCTTTAGTGAAATAGTAACTAGAACAGCTACCACACAAGGACAAGTGCTATGTTCGTTTACTCCCTTAAAAGGACTAAATGGATTAGTAAGCAAGTTCTGGAATCACGAAGAAGGTTATACACACATACGGGTAAGTTGGGATGATGTTCCCGAACTGGATCCCTGGGGCGAACCCTTTTTACTTAATGAAACGAGACGACAACTTGAAAGAGATTATCTTCCTCATGAACGTGACGCTAGGCGCAATGGTATACCTGTCATGGGCCGGGGTGCAGTATTCCAAATCCGCACGTGGCCAACATACACGACAGGCACTTATGATTTCCGCAATAGGTTTGACATTGAGCGTATTATTGCTCTGGATCTTGGTCTAGTAAATGATCGCACAGTTATAAGCCTAATGTATTGGGATCCAAAGAATTCTGAAGGCTGGCTGGATCGACAGGTAGCAGTTAAAGGCATAGAAGAAGCCAATCCTGTAAACTGGATCAATCACCTAATGCGTCCTGAAGTGTTTGGATGTCCTATTGTGTTGCCACCAGATGCTGGCACTCCTGGACGCTATACCATGACCAGTCTAAGTCTTAGACAGTTGTTCGAACAGTATGAACTTAATGTATACCCAGATCCTATACGTAATCCCCCAGACTCTGAAGGTAAAACAACCAATCATAAGTCATTCGGTATAAACGTAATGCGCCAAATGCTAGAAATGGGTTCATTACACATAAATGAAAACTGTCAGGACTTTATAAGAGAAGCACAAAACTACTATGCTGATGAACAGGGACGTTTTAGTGATCCAGATGACTGTATAGATTCTGCTCGCTATGCATTGTTAGGATGCTTAAATGGGTGGAGTGAACCTTACGATAGTCGTAGTCCCAGCCAACGATTTAGGGATTCAGCACACAATGTGCGTGTGCGTATGATAGAACAACGCACAGCTGAACGTCCGCAATGGAAGCAGACAATTGACCTAAAGAAATAGACAATAAATAATACATAAACAAAGGTAATCTCACATGTTAGATTTAAGAAATGTAGTAGTAAGTAATCTAAATTCAGCGTCGGGCTCTATGTCCAGATTCGTTAAAATGAAATCCTTATTGGATCAGAAGTGTGCAGCCAATTTAAGATTGTTAGCTACCAAAAATAATATCAATAGAACAGCTGATTATCATTATCTAACACTGCCAATCACACAGTCAACAGAACCTGTAAACGGTTTAGACTATATCCATCCAGTGGTTAAACCCATGGTGGATTATGCTTCAGCAGTTATCACTAAAGGTCTGGCACAGAACGGCGAAATCAACTTTGAATTCGTAGCCGACAATGAAGATGATTCTGAAGCAGCACGCCAAGCTACCAATATGGTGCACAAGCTGATAAACCAAAACAATGATCCACATCATATCCTACAACATTGGGTTATGGATGCTTGTATGCATAAGAATGGTGAAATGATGATCAGTCCCATGCGTGAACAAGTAACACGCTATGTAAAAACTTCAGGCACACTGGATCAATTACGTGCATTCGAACAACAAGCTGAAGAAGCTGGACTAACTGTTAAAAAGAACAGCCGTCGTAAGAAGTCAGTGGACATGGCACAGGTCTTAAAAGAAACACAACAGTTTACACAAGACTTACCAGGCGCACAGCAAGAAGAAGATTTAAATCATCGTATCGATCAAGCATCAATGGGTGCCAGCGGTGACTTCGACAGCATGAACCAAGAAGGTCCAGACAATATCGAACTGCGTGATGGTGAAGATGCAATCTCTGAAGCAATTACACGCAACACAATCTATGATGCAGAATACAAATTGACAGGTTATACTCTCAATGTTAAGTTTCGACCCATCGCACAACACTATTGGATGTGCGACCCTACTGTAATTGAAATACAAGAACAGCCATTCTGCGGTTTCTATAAGCCAATGAGTATCCAAGAAGCCACAGAGCTTTATCCCGATATTGATTTAGAGCAATTCAAAATATACGCAGAGTATAGCAACGTAGGTAGTTATCAAGCAGGGTCTCTTTTAAACAACCTAGCAATACACGCACGTGATTCAGTTCCAATCAATGGATTGCCAGCACAAGGCTATGCAGCACAAGAACCAGAGGCCCGTCAGGTAACGGTGTTGACAGTATGGAACAGATACGACATAGACGGCGATGGCGATTTGGAATTAGTAGAATTAGTATATTCAGGACAGTATGTTATAAGTGCCAAAGAGGTAGAGTTTATTCCCGTGGCTAACATGTGTCCAAAACCACTGCCACAAAACTTCTATGGTATGAGCATTGCCGAATCAGTTATTCCTATGCAGGAGTATATGACTTCAGGTTATAGAGCAGAACTAATGATGGGCTTATTGCAGTCAACTCCGCGTATTGGTGTTAAACCAGACAAGGTAGACTTCGAAATGATCATGGATGGTGAAGCCGCTATCTTTATCTTAGATTCAAAATTCGATCCAGCCAAAGATATCTATCCAATGCCAACTCCAATTGGTAATCCAACTTTTATGGACAATACTATTTCTCGTATGCAACAGGACAGTATGGCCATGGTAGGTATGACCACACCAAACGACATGTTTAATCCCGAAGTTATGAGTGCTGGTAATTCAGGAGCCAAATTACAGTTAGCCCTAAGTCCAAATCAGATCATACAAGACAACACAGTTAAGAACTGTGCTGAAGGCTTAAAAGATGCTATCTGGTTAGTATGGCGCACCTTAATAGCACACAGCGATGACTATGGTGTTAAGAAATTGGCACAAGAATACAATCAGGAAAAGAAACCTATATTTTTAGATGGTGAAAACTTTGGTGATATGAATTTTAACGAACGCAAAACAATACACGTTGATCTGGCCCTGGGCATGAAGTCTGAAGAGAATAGCCTACAACGCTTACAGATTATTAAACAAGCATAAACTGGTCTTGCACAAGAGATCACAGCAGGTGTTCAGAGTGGAGCACTTACTCCAACAGCATTTAAGAAAATACGCAAACCATATGAAGATATGCTGTATGTATTGGGTGTAAAAGACTGCGACTCTTATTTGCCCACAGAAGAAGAAGTAATGGACATGGTTAAACAAGCAACAGAAGCAATGAAGAACAAGCAACCAACTCCATTGGAACAAGCTGACCTGGCTGAGAAACAGTCTAAGGCTAAACTTGATAATGCTCGTGCTGAACAAATAACAGCTGAAGTTGCTGGTAATACAGCCAGTTCGCAATTGGAAGGCTTTGCATTGCTTAACGAGCATAAGGCCAAGTCTTACGGAGCATAAATAAATTTATTGGACAGGAATTGAAATGATAGAAGCAGATGTAGTAGATGCATTTAATCGCCGTTTGACTATTGATCTTAATACGATTAAAACAATGACACCCAGTCAATTGGATCGTGTTAAAGAAATAGGTAGTCAAGCAGAGAATTTATTACGCAACAAAGATTTCGCATACTTTGTGCATACATTTAAGTTTGAGCGTATGGATATATTAACCGGCATATCGGACCATACACCAGACAGCAACGCCGAAAGAATAGCAATGAGTAATCAGCTAGTGGGCGTAGATGAATTTATTAAGTCGCTTAAAAGAGCGATTTATTATAAAAATAGAGTGGTAAGTCAACAGTCAGGACAACAGTCTGCTGAAGACCCCGCAGTTTAACTAGGAGACAATATGGAAAATATTGTAATCGACACACCTAATCTCGTAGCCGAGACGGTCCCTGTCAAAGAAGCCAGCAGTGGATTGGATTCATTAATAGCAGCAAAAATGACCGCGATGCGTAATCAGGTTGTTGCTACCATACCAGCTGGGACGGGTTCAGATGCTGAGGCAAAAGCCGCTGCCCCCGTGGCACCACCAGGTGAAGATGTCGGAGACGACAGCGATACCAATTTTTATGAGCCAGAAGTTGCAGAACCAGAAGCAGAGTATGCAGACAGCAACGATGACCAGGTAGCCCAGGAAGACCCTGTAAGCACTGACAATTCGTCCGAAGCAGATATTATTGATTTTATAGAATTCGCAGAACAGCATCCAAATGCCAAGTTCAAGTTTAAGCGAAACGGTAAAGAGATCGAAATAGACGCAAAGAAAGCTGCAAGTATATTAGGTCAGGGTGCGGCAATAAGTGAAGATGCTAGACAGTTAAAGATTGAGAAGGCCGAGTTCGATGAATATCGAAACAATAAACGAGCCGAAACAGATGGTCTTTTATTGGCTATGGAGTTTACTGTAAGACCACAGCTACAACGTGCTTACGATGAAATTATTAAAACGCAAGGATACCAAAATACCTTTGCACAACAGTTAGGTGCCACACAAGATCCCTCACAAAGGGCTCGGATAGAGGCAAGTATGCAACAGAATGAACGTTACATTGCACAACAAGCAACGTTTGTTAATACCATAAAACCTAATCTTGATGAATTTTATAATATTCGCCGTCAGCAAGTCACAACAACTCTTGAAACTAACCGTAAGGGGTTCCAAGATAAAGAACTTCGTAATAGTGCAATCTATAACGAAGTGCGTGAGAAAGTAGCCAAGGACTGGTCAGGAGCTCGAGGCCAATTAGTGCCGGGAGTTGACAATATTGATCTAGTCTCCGCAGATGAGCATATACTCAGCCTGTTAAGAGATGGATTAAAATATAGAGACAAACCCAAGGCACGTGCAGTGGGCAACAGTATTGCTGCCTTAACTACAAAAAGAACTGCTGGATCACTTGCAAACGGTCGAGGTCAAGATGACATTAGCAAGCTTCGCGAACAAGCCAGGGGCGGCGATAAAAAAGCCGCAGATAATTTACTAGTTGCACAAATGTCAGCTCTAAGAGCGGCACGTAACGGTAGATAAAAACGCCAATATAAAAGGAGAAACATCATGGCAGCACAAGGTTATAACTCAACCGCAGTCATTGGCAACGGCACAGGATCATATCAAACTGATATCGTTGTTAAAGATTTAGATTTAGACGTGAGCAATCGCGTAAAAGATGATACACCTGTTTTAAACATGTGTATGGCTAAAAAGCGTAAAGTCGTTAGCACTTTACCACTATGGACAAACGACGTATATCGTTTACCACAGATCCAAGCTAATCAAGAAGGTGCAGCTGTTAGTTCTGGTTTAGTGGAATCACAAAGCCGTGCTAACTTAGGTAACTACACACAAATCTTCAGCACTGTAGTTGGTGCAACTGGAACAGCTCGTGCAGTTGAGCAATCCGGTGGAGATCCACAAGCATATCAGGAAGTTAAACAGCTAATCGAACTTATGTTCGACGTAGAAGCTCAGATTGTTCGTAACGACCAAATCGGAACGAAATATTCTGGACAAGCTGGTAGTTCAGTTGGTTTTGCTGGTAACGTAGTTGGAACAGTAACAGGTATTACCGCAGGAACATTAACAGGTAATGCTGGTGTTGCTGGATTTACATTCGTTAACAGTGTAACTGGTAATCAAGGTGGTAACGTTCAGTATCAAGCATTCACTAGCGTAACTTCACCAAGCTCAACACCTCCAGTAGGTGCTGTAAGCGGTTCGACTACTACATACGGTCCACAAACTGGTCGTCGTATGGGTTCGTTAAACAGCTTTGCAGGAACACACAGTTTTAATCCATCAACAGCAAGCCCATTCTTTACAGTGTATAACAGTGAATCATCTGATACACCTATCGTTGGTCTTGGTAATGTATTAACAATTGGTGGTTCAATTGCTTCAAGTAATGCAACACCTACAAACAACGGTGAATACTTAGGTAGTTCATACTATTCTTATACATCAAGCCTACAGCAATTTGCTCCTAGCTTGTATAAGCAATTAGTAACTACAGCTGAGCAACGTTTTAATGCGAAAATTCGCACTATCGTTTGCCCAACTAGCCTAAGAACTCACTTGAGTGATACAATGCCAACATCAAGAAGTATCAACCGTGTAAACAGCGAGCGTGGCGACACTATTGCTACATATGAAGGCGACTTCAATTACACTTATGAGATCTTCGATAGTTGGATTATGGATCAAGTTGGTGTAGGAAATCAGATCTACTTCCTAAACGAAGAAGTTCTACAATGGGGTAGCTTACGTGACCTAGGTCCTAACAATGAAGTGTTCAGTAATGCAGATGCATCACTTGATCAGTTCATCTTGGAAGGAACTTTAATCGTTCGCAATCCAGCAGGTGTAGCAGTATTACATGACATTAGCCCATTAGGCTCTTATGTTGGTGTAAACCCAAGCACAGGCGCAAGTGGTTCATTAAGAAGCACAACATACGTTCAACGCTTAAATGCATGGGACGCAAATAGTTTAATTTAAACTATTAGAAGTGGACAAAGGCCCTTAGGGGCCTTTTCCTTTATAGGTAAATACTTGTATGAATAATTTTAACTCCTCAGACGAATTTGCAAATTATCAGGACAAAAGTGTCCTGGATGGGCCAGAACCCGAATTTAACGAAGACAGTCATCGCTGGGACCGGGGTGGTTTAGCCACTACAGAAAACGGCGTAGCTGATCGTTTACTACAAAATGATTTATTATATAAAACACTTAAAGGTGATTGGGAACGATCAGATTTTAACCTAAGTAAAAATGTCAAAGTCACTACTGGTCGCAGTGGTGGTAAAATGTATCTCACAAAAGAACAGTTTAACTTGCCAGCAATTAAAGAACATTGCCAAGAATATCGCAAACGTGCTGAAGCAGGATGGTTAGATCCATTAGCTCCATTGATGCCAGATGGTAAGTTAGGTTATAAGTGGATGGAGTTGCCAGATACTGTGGCATTCGAAATATCAAACACTTATTTTGGTGGCATGCCATGGGCAGTTATCAAACGCGACCGCACATTAAAGGCACAATTCTATCGAGTGGTAGAGCGTGAATTTAATGCATTCGTATGTTATCCCAATGGCCGATTGCCAATACCAATTGATGTGCCATACCCAGCACCTGTAGACAGTCAAAAATTCTTTAGTGGTGCTAACTTTGTAGGAAAAACCTAATGTCAACACAAATCACAGATGCTAACGGTTTAGTAACTTATGTAGAAGCCTTTACTGGCAGCAGTAATAATGCAGAAATTAAACAGTGTATCTATCTCGCTGAATTCATGATGCGTAATATTGAATTACCAGCATTAAGAACAAATCCTTATACCACAATTGGCACAGCTGATGCAAATGGCTTTGTGCCTATCCCAGCTGATATGAATAGACCAATTATATTCTTTAATCAAGGTGTGGGCACAGTAAGTGGTAGCACTTCCGGAGCAGGCCCATGGATTGTTTATGATCGTATTGGTGACAGAGATATCATCACAGAACAGATGATCGAAAATTTATATCTATCACCATTAAACATACCACAAGTATATCGCGGTAAGTTTGGTGAAGTCGGTGAGTATTATGAATTCTTACCTGGACTATCACAAAACGCACAGATCAATATGTATTACTATACCACATGGCCTTTGTTATTCAGTGCCGATGGCGTAGGTGATCCAGTGCTGTCAAATGTAGTATTACAATCATGGCCAGAAGGTTATGTGTATGGAACACTACACAATTATTATCTCAAGCGTAAAATGCCAGATGATGCTGCATATTGGATGCAGAAATTTAATCTAGCCTGGGACACAGTCGAAGATCAAAATAACAAAGGTAAATGGTCAGGCGGCCATACCAAACTAACGTCAATATTCCAACCAAGACAAGATAGACGCTACACCACAAGATAAGGATCAACCGATGCCATCACTATACGGCTTCACAAGCAATAGCAGTAATGTTTCAGTAACCAATACCACAGGTCTGTATCAGATGACCGGTAATGTTACAATTTTTAATTCGGCACAGTCTCTTTATGCATTATTGGCCAACAGCGCCAGCATTGGATTCGAATTAGTTAATAACAACAGTGATGTCACAGCCATAGTATTACCAAGTGGTGTTATATCTGGCACATATGGTAATACAAATTATTTCCCAATACTTACTGTAGGTTCAGATGGTAGAATTACTTCAGCATCCACAATTAATATTTCTAATATTACTGGCACATACAGCAACGCAAATGTAAGTGCTTACTTACCAATCAATTCCAGCAACGTAGCTGGTAATTATTTTACAGGTAATGGATCATTATTAACAGGTATATCAGTAAGCAGTAATATTATTTTAACTGGTGATATCACCGGCACAGGCAATACAGGCAATGCTGTTGTTACTAC